TCACAAACCCTACCGGGGACAAGGACGATAAGATGCCGGATAGAAAAACAAGACAAGCCAATCGCGCTTATCGCAAACGCGCTCGACAGAGTAGCTGCGGTTCGCGCAAGATGGCAAAGAGTGGAAAATGTAGACGAGCTTCTGCAGTTGGTAATGCTATGCCCGGTTCTCGGTTTAGGGAAAAACACATTCGAGATACAAAGCGTCGTGTTTCAGGGAAGCAGGGGCTTGGTAAAGAAATTCGTCAAACCGCTTCAGGTTTGGTAACCCTAGCGGGTGCAGGTGTGGCGGCTAAGAAATATCTTTTTAATCAACGATAGGTGCATAGAAAAGGACATCCATATAATGTTCGCGTTCTAGTTGATTCTAGTGTGAAGTCGAAGAAAAACAAGAAGGGTAAAACTAAGAGTAAGTTTACCGAAAGGTCTTCCTCTACATATGCCGACGGTTCCTCAACCTCTCAAAGCACTACGCAGACTACCAACAAAAGAGGCAAGACTAGTACCTCTAGCCGCGTGGTAATCCGTGATTCGAAGGGTAATAAGACCGCTGCACAGACTACTCGAAACGGAAAAACAAGAACTCGATAATGGCTGCTAAAGGACGTACCAAAAAAAATAAGATATGCCCTGCAGGTATTTCTTGGGCTAAGCGAACATTTGACCGATACCCTTCGGCTTATGCGAATATGGCTGCGAGTAAATATTGCAAAGACCCTAACTACGCAAAGAAATCAAAATGAGTAAAGACATTAGAAAAGCTAGACGAAAGGCTACACGTGTGGCAAATGCGGATGACCGACAACAAGAACGTCGGCACAAAACCCTGCTCTCTAAAACGGTACGGAAGGCTAAACGCGCCAAGCGAAAGCGTGATATTTCTCGCGACCCTAAGCAAGCTGTGCTTGATGCAGCCTACAAGCGGAACAAGACTTTGTATGGTTCAGGAACTGATACCCTTTTACGTCAGGTAGGCAGAACAAAACGATAAAGCTTATTAAAAGTTTACGTATTACATTTGGATGTAAAGTCACTATGTTATGCCTACAGTAAAGTACAAGTGTGGAGAAACAGGAAAGATGAAAACTAAGGTCTTCCCTTATAACGCAGTCGGTAAAGCTCAGGCTTCTACATTCGCTGCCACTATGGGTGGTTCGATGAAGAACAATCCCGGATACGGAATGGAGAAGAAGATGAACTCCTCTTATTAATTTGAAAAATCATGGCTAAGAAAAAGAAAAACGGAAACCATGTAGTTTCTAATATTGGTTCTCAGGCTGAGGACGGAAAAGCGTTAAAGAGACGTAAGACTATTAACACCCATACCGGTATGACTAGTGTTACAGAATCTCCTACAGCGGGTAGATTTGGCAAACGCATAGTGAGGTCGGTATCGAACCCTTATAAGCCAATTGGCCTTCGACCGGAGTTTGGTGGTGGCAAAGACCTTAAGTCTACTGCGCAGCCAAAAATGCCCAAGGGCGTTGCAACTACCAAAAAGGCCGCTAGAGAAAAAGGAAAGGCTGAAAAAAAATATGCTCGCACGACTGTTAAGTCTGCTCGCAAAGCTACTACGGCTACTAAGAAAGCTGCTAGTAAAAAAGCTAAAACAGCAAAGAAGGTTTCGAGTATTCAAAACCGCACTGCAAAAAAAGTGAATCGAATTAATCGTCGTAAGTAATGGGCGAGCTAAAGAAATGGCGAGACGAGAAGTGGGTTCGTATTGGTACTGACGGTTCCATCAAGGGAGAGTGCGGTACAAGTAAGAACAAGAAAAACCCTGACCGCTGCCTGCCATTATCTAAAGCTAATTCTATGAGTAAATCTGAGCGAGCTGCTACTGCTAAAAAGAAAAAGAAGTACGGGCGAACTAAGCAGTTCGTTTCTAATACACCCGCCGGAAAGGTGAAGCAATAAGATGCCTACCAAATCTAAAATGAAATGCAACCGACCCACATCTTCTTCCCGTCCCGGAAAGAAGATGATGGTTAAGGCTTGCAGCAGTGGCAAGGAGAAGCTCATTCATTTTGGTGCCAAGGGATATGGTCATAACTATAGTGCAGCCGCACGTAAAAGTTTTAAAGCTCGGCACAAGTGTGACAGTGCTAACGATAAACTAAGTGCTAGATATTGGGCGTGTAAAAAGCTATGGGCCGGAAAAGGAGGTTCCAAAGCTTCTTCGCCTAAGTCTCGGCGCGGTAAATATTGATGCTATGAAACAAGTTAAAAAATTCCTCGATGCCCTTCGAACAGACGACGCTCACGTCGTAGTCGCTTTGTTTTCTAAAAACGCGGTACTCCTCCCTACGCTTACACCTAAAACCTGTTATGGTCGTAAGGAAATCTTTGAATATTTCGACGACCTGTTTCTTCCTCAACAACCGAAAGGCTTGATGGAAACAGCGCATATAAAGCGACTTGGAATAGGTTCCAAGTCTGTATGCGGAGATTGGGTCTTCAAGGTTTTGCCTCCGGGACGAACCATCATTAAAGCACGATACAGCATCGTATTTCAACGCAAGTATATCTTCTTTGGCAAGTGGGAGATATTACAAATGTTTTCATGTACTCGCCCATAAAACTAAAGTTATGCCCACAAAAGGAAAAGGCCCGGTCGGAAGTAAAAGCGGACAAAGAAACATCACCACAAGAAATGTCGTTGGTGGAACTAAAACTCGTGCGACCAACTCTACAGGAGACACCAAGTACGTTCGGACTGTCCGGCAGCTTGGTCGATTAAAAGTTGTCCGAAACAAAAAAGTTTCTGATGCAGGAAGGAACACTAAGACCACGGTGAAGCGAACTGCTCCCAAACGTCGCCGTTAATTTTTTTTTATATTTGACACATAAGTATTTCACGCATGGCAAAAAAAATGAAGCAGGGATACAATTCGCGAATGGACGAATCCCTTGGTGCTCGAAACGGTAAGAAGAAGCAATCACTGAAAGACCGTCGTGACGAGTCAAAGGCAATGAACAAGAAGACGACAGGAAGTGCATACAGCTCTGTCGGAACTATGGACAAGCCTAAGCCCAAACGAGTAGCGGCTGTAACTACTAAAAAGACTACCGCCAAGCCGTCAAAGGCAATGAAGAAGATGATGAAGCAAGTTAAGAAAGCTGCTATAAGCGGGCTAAAAGGCGGGGCAAAAAGGACTGTACGCAAGTCCTTGCGAAAGAAATGAGCTTTAAAAAAGTACAGGCAAAAATTGCTAAGAAGAGTGGTGTGTCTAAGAAAGCTGCAGGAGCTATCTTAGCCGCATCAACTCGTAAAGCTTCAGCAAAAGCCAAACGTAAAAATCCTAACCTAAAGAAGGTGAAATGATTCGAAAGAATGTACGTGGATTGGGTGACGTTGTTGAAAACGTCACAACTGCTACCGGAGTAAAAGCCGTGGTAGATACTGTTTCCAAAGCAACCGGAAAGGATTGCGGGTGCGGTAAACGTCGCGATTCACTAAATCGAATGTTCCCCTTGAATAAATAATTCCCATGCCAAATATTCCTGTTACCCAAAAATTTCACACCGTCTCCGGCGATGTGGATACCGAAAATAAAGGTTCAGCGTTAGCCAACTCTGACCGTGCAGTCTTTACGATGCAAGACATTATTAATACTGTAGATGCAGCTCCGGGGTCAGGAACTATTGGTGGTTCTATAGCTGCAGGACAAATTGCATTTGGTGGAGCTACAGCCAATACCATTGAGGGCAATGCAACTATTACAACGAACGGGACTAACGTATTTATTCCTGATTTCATTGTACACACAGGCGATTCAAATGCTTTTTTCGGTTTCAACTCGGACGACAATTTTCAGGTTCAGACAAACGGTAACGTGCAGATTCAGGTTACTGAAAACCACGTGGCTCTTCACCATAAGGACGATGGAGAAAAAATTCGAACTAAGGCCAACGGCGTTTTAGTTACAGGGCAGATGGATTTAGCTACGTTAAATGCAGAGCCTGTATCATCCTCAGACACCGGTACTCTCGGTGAGATTCGGTGGGTTGCGGATGCAGTCTACTTGTGCATAGCCACTGACACTTGGGTAAAGGCTGACCTAGCAACATTCTAAAAAGATATCATGAGCACCTATCAGAAACTTCAGCCTTCTTCCGCAAGGGATATTATCCCAAGCGACACCACCAACATCCCCGCTCCGGCTACTGACAGCTTCAATGGAGCCAATGATGTGACAGAGCTTAACCATCTTAACTCATTGACGGTAGCTAAGGCTGTTCAGTCCGGCACTCAAACAGCGGTTACAGCAGATAAACTTGAGGACGTGGGAGCAGACTTTACTGCGCCTACCCCTGTAGTTGTTGGAAATACGGTTGTCAACACAGACACTAACGCCCGCGCTACAGTAACCGCAGTAGATTCTTCTACCATCCTGAGCCTTGATGCGAATATCTTTTCTACAGGTAACGAAACCTATCAGGTTTACCAAGGAGGCTTCTTGAACATAACTGCACCGGGAGACGTGGTGATTGATGTAGATTCAGGAGTCTCTACTACGGTAAAGCGTGTTGATTCATCTACTAAGTTGGAGCTGAATGCTAATCTGTTTACAGGTACGGAGACCTTTATCGTATACGATGCTTCAATTCAACAGATTAATGCGCAGCAAGCTGCGTGTGTAGTTTATGTTGGCGATGCTTCAGGCTCGTCTGCTACATGGAGCGAGATAAAAGTTATGACTGCTGACCGAAGCGTGGTTACGTTTAGTCATTTCCCTACAGGAACATTCTTGCCTGTTCAGGTCTTGCGTGTGTACGCTACGGGTACCAACGCTACTAACCTTATTGCATTATGGTAAACGCAATTTCAATCAGTATAGGGATATGAATTGGGTTACTAACTGCACGGTAAATTTGCACATTTCCTATTCGACGAAAACGGGAGCCTAGTGCTCTCGTTTTTCTTTTGCTAGATTCTTTATATTTGGCCTATGGCTCGCATCAGCACATATCCCCTTGATACCGCAATAGTCGGTACGGACAAATGGATAGGGAGTGATTCTCAACAGCTTTTTGCGACTAAGAACTTTACAGCAGATGCAGTAGCCGAGTTTATTAATGGCTACAATAAGATTGAAAGTACGTCGCTTCAATACTTGTACCTGAACTATGACTTGCTTGTAGGTCATCAAAGCGGCACCATTACCTTTTTTGATACGCAGCCCGGAAATGTTTTGTTCAGCTCCGTAAGCGAGTTCATGATTAATCAGTATCAGCTCAATCGATACAATGATAGGTTGGTTAATTTTTATTCCAATCCGCTAATTGGCTCCGTTGTCTTTATCTGCCAAGCCGACAAGATTAGTAATTGGGGTGCATTTCAATGGAACAGCGTAACTCAAAACGCTACCTTTCCTGAGTTCTACGACATTGGTCTTCAATATGTTTCCGGCCCCGGAAGCTTCATTGATGAGAAACGCTATTTGGTAAGCATCCTTCAATATGATGTGACATCAAGCAATGATAAGAATTTTGTTTACACGCAGTCTACTCCTTCCGATACTTGGGTCGTTACCCACAATCTCAATAAGTATGCGGCAGTATCTGTGGTTGACACCAACGACAACGAAGTTTACTGCTCCGTAGACTACGATTCTTTAAACACCGTAACTTTGACTTTTAGCTCTCCCTTTTCGGGGAAGGCTTTCTTTAATTAATCCCCCCGTAAAATGGCTATTAAATTTCTAGACAACATCGATTTAGAATCCAATGAGATTCAAGATGTTGCAGTCGAGAACTTAAGTTCCGACCCCACCGGGTTTGCCGGTCGAATTATTTTCAACACCACTACCAACACGCTGAAGTATTACAACGGCAGTGCTTGGGTAAGTCTTGATGGAACAGGTAACGTAGATAGCGTTACAGGTAGTAACGGTTTGAAAAACGCAGGTAATACTGTAGACGTTGACATCGAACCGGACTACACCACAGCCAGTAATATTATCCTTGCTGCAGGTTCGAACGGTGCCGCTCCCGTAGCAGCAGGACAAGTTCTTGTTTCCGGAGCTACATCAGGCACCACTGCAAAGTACGTTTCTATTACTCAGCTTGCTTCTACTATTAACGGTTTGCTTAGCGGCGTAACCTTTGAGGCTGATTCCGGAACTCCAATTGTTGTCGAAGATGGCGACACGGTTGATTTTGCGGGAGGCAGTTATATCACGACGTTAGTCACTACAGGTGCAGTAGGTATCGCTCACGACGTAACAACTCGTACTGACACAACTAGTACAGCTGCTCCTGTAGCAGGCGGCACCTTTACCGCTGTTGACAGTGTGTCCTCTAACTCTACAGGTCACGTAACCGCTATCAACCTAAAGACAGTTACGTTGCCTATTGCGGGTACCATGAGCAGCTTCGATGTAAGTGGTAATGGAACAGGCAGTGTAACTCAAACCATTAGTGATGGTAACACGTTAGCGATTAATGGTGACGGAGTTTATATCGACACCTTTGGTATTAACACTGATGTCCTTCGTATTAGTCACATCCTCAGCGGTGTAACTGCAGCTGCTTATGCTTACCCTACTTCGGTTACGGTAAATGCTGCGGGTCACATTACTGCCATTACAGCAGGCAGTGCTCCGGGCACGATGGACAGTTGGACTCTGAACTATGGCGCAACAGGAAGCACTACAACCGCTACCATCTCAGATGGTGATAGCGTTACAATGCGCATCTATCAAAGCGCATATAAGGGTCTCTTCCTTCAGAACCCTTCAGCGAATGTTCAGAACGTGGGTCTTGACCTTACATTGGTTGACACGGTCACATCGATTGATGCAACCAACGACTTCCTTACGGTAGCCGTTACGGATGCTACAAGCGGAAGTGGAAACAACGCAAAGATTCTTGCTTCTAACATTAGCTTGAGTCAGTTTGGTGTGCCTACTGCTGACCTCAGCATGGGAACCAATAAGGTTACCAATGTTGTTGACCCAACTAACGCACAGGATGCTGCTACTAAGCAGTACGTTGATGACTCCGTAGTAGGCGGCCTTGTTTATCAGGGAGGCTACAACGCAAGCACAAACACGCCTGCTTTGAGCGGTGCTTCAAACATTGCACTGACAAAAGGATGGGTGTACACCGTAACTGTAGCGGGCACGTTTATCGGAACAGCAGTAGAGATAGGCGACGTTATCATCGTAGAGACTGATATCGCAGCCAACAGCAACCCGCCTGTAACTGACTTTACCATTGTTCAGCGTAATGTTGACCTTGCAACAAACACGGTAGCAGGTATTGCTTCGTTCCCGACGGCTAACGGCTTTGCCACCATGACAGGCGGTGCGGCAATCCTTTCTGCGGGTGCGGCGGTTACTGCTCTCGGTAGTGCAAGTGAGACGGTTACAATTACTACCGATGCCTTTGGTAAGGTTACTGCTGCGAGTGAGCAGAACATTGCCATTACCGCATCGCAAGTAAGTAACTTTACTACACAAGTTGAGACTGTTATTCAAGCTACCGAGTTTAAAGCAAACATCGGAAACGGAAGTGCCACTTCGTTTGCCATTACGCATAACCTCGGTACACGTGATTGCATGGTGCAGGTCTATGATAACACCTCCTATGACACTGTAATGACGAAGGTGGTTCGAACAACCACAAACTCGGTTACTGTTTCTGTAGCAACTGCTCCGGCTACCAACGGTTTGCGAGTTTTGATTAAGTCTTTGCAATAATCCTTATAGGGTGGGGGTTTAAACCCCCACCCTTTATTAATTTCTCTCTATGGCTTCAATTAAATTTCTTGAAAACATTTCTTTCGATGAGGATATCGAGATTCAATTTGGCGACCCAACTTCTCCGGAGGGAATTATAAAGGCAAATAATACGGGATTCTTTTTATCGGCTCCTGAAGCCCTTACCCTAATTCAGTTAGAGTGTAGCACGTCGGGGTTCATAGCTTTTGGATATGGAGGAAGTAATTACTTCTTCTTTATGAATAGCATCAACGGTTCAACCGAGATTCGCTTTTCTAATAGTAAGGTTTTTGAAACGATAAGTGGAGGAGTAAAGGTTACAGGAGAACTTCAGACCACCGGAGATATTGAGGTAAATACCAACAAGTTTACTGTCAATGCATCTACAGGTGATACTGTTGCTGCGGGTAGCCTGTCAGCAACAGGTAATATAACTACATCATCCAGCATTTCTGTATCAGGAGGCTATCGAGATAGTAACGGTAGCTACGGAACGAGCGGACAAGTTCTTGCAAGCTCAGGTTCACAAACAACGGCTTGGACAACTTCAGGCTCATCAAGTGGCCCCGCTCATCAGTTTACTTTAGGAGGGCGATGTGGTGTTAGCACATCGGTAGATGCGGGTGCGGGCTTTGTGTATATGGCCGGGTCTCTTGGTGCGAACTACTACAATTGGACTCAGACTCAAACCGGTAAAAGCTTTCAAGGTGCGGGAACTCCGGGGACGACCACTCAAAATTTTACTAGCTACGTTGCCCTAACCAATGGATGTTTTAAAATAAATAAGGGCGGAACCGCTTACATTGAGGGGATTGTAGAATATCCGGGTGAGGCAGAGGTTCAGGGCGAAGACGTTCATTTCTTTTTGTGGAAGGTTCCCACTAATGCTGTTACCGCAATGGGTAATGGTACATATGTTGGCTCGCAGATAACCTGCACCCTTCTTGCGAGCACCACTCTTACCGTTCCTTCAGCAAGTCAGAACATCATCCCTATGAACTTTACGGCAAATAGCCAATCCGTATCAGAGGGGGACTTCGTATTTGCTACACTTTCGTTTGATGGGACTGTAACAGGTACCCGTTACTTTATAACCAACTACCAAATGTTCGTAAAATAAAAATGACATGGCTATAGACCCTAATACAGTAATTCCGGAGGATATTGAACAGTCTCACGAAGACATTCAATTACTTAAAGATTACATCCCGACTACTACTGACACCTCTGCTCAGGTGCGGGATAAGGTCAGAAAGCTTGCTGCTTTTTTGTACAAGTTCCTTGAGGTAGAGTTTCCTGACGACCAACCCTAATGTTTAAGCTTAATGCATATCTTTGAATCAATTCAATCCAATTTAATTTACCATGGCTAAGAAAAAAATTACGCCCGCTAAAATTTCTGCTGAAGAACTTGATAAGCTTCAAGCAGTTTTAAAAGATTTAAATGCTGCTAAAACCAAGATTGCAGATGCAGAGCTTGAGAAGGTAGCAGCAATTAATCAGTTAGAAAATATCCGTCAACAGTTTGCTGTGGTGGAAAAGGAGCTGACTGATAAGTATGGAGAAGATATCTCTCTGAACATTCAAACAGGAGAGATAGCACAAAAAGAAAACAATGGCTAAAATTAGTACATACCCTATCGACTCATCTGTTAGTCTTGCCGATTACGTAATTGGTACCGATGCTGAAGACAGCAATATTACCAAGAACTATACCATCGGTAGCTTAATTGCTCTTGCCGCTCTGAACATTGACCTCGCTGAGGTCTTGACTGCAGGCAATACAGCAACTAATAATATCACGTTGACGGGGAATATTACGTGTACCAATTTTCAGGCAACCGGAACTGTTAGTGATTCTAGTAGCAGCGTGGGGACGGCAGGACAACTGCTGTCTTCCACGGCTACCGGAACACAATGGGTAAGTCCAAGCTCCGGCCTGTACATTAACGCATATATTGCAACACCTGCCGTAACAACAATAGGAGCGCAAGGGGTTGGAGTACCGTTGGACTTCACCTATACGCAGGGATTGGCAAGCTCATTTACCGCTTTAAATAATCGCGTGACATACGCGGGAACTGAAGCTAAAGTATTTGCGATTACTATTACGGCCACGGTAACGGGAACTACAGGCGATAGTATATTCCTTTATATCACAAAGAATGGCCTCACAATCAGCTCTTCAGAGCAAGACATAGCTATTCCTCAAGGCTCATCAAAGCCTGTCACTGCTAGTCTTCAAACTATTCAGAGCTTAGCGGAAAACGACATCATTGGTGTTCAGGTGATAAACAACTCAGGAGCTAACAACATCACAACTACGCACCTAAACACTAACGTGATTATTGTGTAATGGCTTATGACATCCGTAAAATATCAGTTGGCCCTGATTCTAAAAGTGGGGCTTTGCACTACATCGTAGGGCAGGAGGTATTAAACGGACAGTATCGGATTCATCATATTCGTAAGATTGAGAAAGACAATTCAATATTGATTTGGATTGAAAAGGATAAAGAGATTTATTTGTGGAAGCAGTTTCGGGATACTATGCCCATTGCAATCGAATACAATCTAAACTTTTAATGCAATCTCCTACTTGCTTTATTGCATCCCCATTTGGAAATAGGCGTTACGACAACACCAAGATGATGGGCGATACCGAGGTGATAACAAGCACCTCTGAAGAAAATTACAAAGCTTCCAATCGCCTAGCCGTTGTAAAGTCAGTCCCACTAGAATATGATGGCCCCATAAAAGAAGGCGACATTCTTCTTGTTCATCACAACGTATTCAAGTTTTATAACGACATCTCAGGTAAAAGGCGTAGTGGAAAAAGCCATTTGTGGGAAGAGCTGTTCTTGGTTGATAACGAACAGTTCTTCATGTACAAGCAGGATGGCACGTGGTACCCTCACGACCGATACTGTTTTGTAAAACCTATCCCTCCGAAGGATGCTTCTATTTTTCGTCCCACTTCCGAGGAACCATTGATGGGTATTATGAAATACCCCAATGATTATCTGAAGTCGCAGGGAATAGCAGAAGGCACGGCTGTCTCATTCACCCCTGAGTCAGAATATGAATTTGTCGTAGAAGGTGAAAAACTTTATCGGGTCTACGACCATCAGATAACCTTTGTGATATGATAGATAGTAAGCAACTTAAAAAGCAAGTTATTGCAGCAGGTTATCGAGCGGTAGAGCAGCTTATCAAGGTAGCTAAGGAAGACATTATTAAGCCTGACCCGGAGGATGAACTTGCGGCTGACCGTTTAAAAAACGCCGCAGCTACTAAGAAGCTTTGTATTTTCGATGCTTTTGATATCTTAAGCAAGATAGAAAATGAGCAAGAAGAGCTTAACTTGCTCGAAGGTCATTCTAGTCGAACAGACACCAAGCAAGGATTTGCAGAACAAAGAGCAAAAAAATAAGCTGTACACGGAATTAAAAAACTTTATTCCGAGGTCGGTTGTCGCAAGTAAGAACCGGGCCAAAACTTGGCTGTATGGATACAACCACAAATACGATGTGGTAGTTATCTCCAAGAGCGGACAGATAGGAGATGTGATTAATATCTCAGGATTGAATATCGCACTTCCCCCCACCCCTGAGAATCTTTCTCCTGAGCCGGACTATTGGGTAAAAAAAGAATTACCTGCTCCCCTACGCAGAATCCAATCAATCTTTCAATGGAATGATATGCCCTCCGGGTTTAAGAATGAGTGGGTAGATTACATCGAGGAGGAGTTCAACTTAAGAGAGCAGGGCCATTGGTTTATTAATGGAGGCGTTCCGACGTACATCACAGGGGCGCACTATATGTATTTGCAGTGGGCCTCTATTGATGTAGGCTCTCCTGACTTTCGAGAAGCTAATCGAATATTCTATTTGTTTTGGGAGGCTTGCAAGGCAGACGATAGGTGCTACGGCATGACATACTTAAAGATTCGTCGTTCAGGATTTTCTTTCATGGGGTCTTCTGAATGTGTGAACACAGGGACACTTGCAAAAGATTCAAGGGTCGGCATCTTATCTAAGACGGGTTCAGATGCAAAGAAGATGTTTACGGACAAGGTAGTTCCTATTGCAAACCGCCTGCCTTTCTTCTTCAAGCCCATTCAAGACGGTATGGATAAACCAAAAACTGAGTTGGCTTTTCGTGTACCTGCTTCCAAGATTACGAAGAAGAATATGCACGATGTGGCCTCTCAAGATTTGGATGGACTCGACACCACGATTGATTGGAAGAACACGGATGACAACTCTTATGATGGTGAGAAGCTATTGCTCCTTGTTCATGACGAGAGCGGTAAATGGATTAAGCCCAACAACATCCTAAACAATTGGCGAGTAACCAAAACGTGCTTGCGATTGGGTAGTCGAATTATTGGGAAATGCCTGATGGGTTCAACGTCTAATGCTCTAAACAAGGGTGGTTCTAACTTCAAAAAGATTTACGAAGATTCCAATGTTGAAACCCGAAATAAAAACGGGCAAACCAAAAGTGGAATGTATTCCCTGTTTATTCCTATGGAGTACAACATGGAAGGGTTTATTGACCGCTATGGGCATCCGGTTTTTCATACTCCACCCAAGGAGATTAGGGGTGTTGATGACCGACTCATCTATGGAGGGGCTGTAGATTATTGGGAAGCAGAGGTAGAATCTTTAAAGAATGACCCTGATGCTTTGAACGAATTTTACCGACAGTTTCCTCGCACGGAATCTCATGCGTTTAGAGACGAAAGCAAATCCTCTCTTTTCAATCTTACCAAGATATACCAACAGCTTGATTACTCTGAGTCATTGATTAAGGAGCAGTTTGTTACGCGAGGTTCTTTCCGTTGGGAAAACGGTATTCGAGATACACAGGTAGTTTTTTATCCTGATAAACGCGGAAGGTTTTATATTACATGGACACCATCTGCTGCGTTGCAGAATAATGTATATGAAAAGAACGGAGTCAAGCACCCCGGCAATGAACACATAGGAGCATTCGGATGTGACTCTTATGATATTTCCGGCGTTGTAGGTGGCGGGGGTTCAAATGGAGCTTTGCACGGCTTAACCAAGTTTAGCATGGAGGATGCGCCAAGCAACGAGTTCTTCCTTGAATATATTGCTCGTCCTCAGACTGCCGAGATATTTTTCGAAGATGTGTTAATGGCGTGTGTCTTTTACGGTATGCCCATCTTAATTGAAAATAACAAGCCTAGATTGCTTTACCATTTTAAAAACAGAGGGTATCGAGGGTTCTGCATGAATAGACCGGACAAGCCATTTATTAAACTTTCCAAAACGGAAAAGGAGTTAGGGGGCATACCAAACTCAAGCGAGGATGTAAAGCAAGCTCACGCTTCAGCCATTGAGTCATACATTGAGAAGTACGTTGGTATAGATTTAGAGGGAACCTTTAGGGAGTCGGACGAGATGGGGATGATGCCATTTATTCGTACCCTTGAAGATTGGGCTAAGTTTGACATTAGTAACCGAACGGCATACGATGCAACAATTAGTTCGGGATTGGCTATTATGGCTAAC